AAAGGACGAATACCTTTCTGACATTTGAGAGTTTGAAGAGTATATTCAACATTATATACGTTTGGTCCAGTCTTGGTACGCTTAAAGTGAATGTCCCAACCAGCATCTAAGTCGGTAGGGTCGCCCAAGTCTTCAGCAGCAACTAGAATCTGATCCATTAATTTTTTCTTTAGATTAAATACTTTGGTTTTACCGTCTGAAGGATCAATACACTGTACAGAGTAAGACCAACCGCATTTTAAATCAGGGTAGAAGTCTCTAACCCAATCTTTTTCTACGTTTACAAATGCTTCTTTCTGTCGATCAAAAGATAAACACTCCATAGGAATGTTCTTTTCGTTTTCGCCTTTCACCCAGTAGATATACCGAGGAAGAAGATCTCCAAAAATACGAACGCAGTTATCGCCGTTCTTGTAAGTGAATTGTTCTAGTGAGGACTTCTTAGCCCCACCAGCAGATGATGTAAATTTAATACCCATAGTTTTTTCCTTTAGTGTGTGACTTCTTCCCAGCAGAAGAATACTTCCTCTTCTATTCTAGATAGTAGCCTGTTGTTGTCAATAAGTTCAGTAGGAATCGGTGCTAAGAACAGATTCAAACTGCGTTTAGTTGTGGCTTCATATTCAGCATAGCTGCGAAAGCTGGCCAGTGCCACATACTGGGCCAACTCATTATCACCGAACTTGCTTCGGTTTGATATTATTTTTTCTGGGTGCAGTATAAAACTATTGCCTGACCAGTCTTGTTGTGACAAGCGATAGATAGAGTCGTACCTATTTCTAGGTAGAGTAGGATATGTTAAATAGGCAATCAGCGTAACTATGGAAGAAGAATCTCCACGCGTTGCCGCATACATTTTTGCCCAGTTAAAAAGAATCACTGCTATGTTCTCGAAGTCAAGTGTATATTATACGGGGAAATAGCTCCCGTGTCAAGAAATTTTTTTCACATGTCCTTAAAGAAAACATTATACCCTTGCTGAAGGTAATGACCTAACCGAAGTTTGGCTTGCTTCTCAGCCGTCTTTCCTTTAAGATTAATATCTACTACTACAGGGTCTATCTTTCCTGGATATTCTCTGATAACTCTGCCTACAAGCTGGGTTAATAGAGGTGTGTTGCTTACTGGAGTGGCAAGTATTAAACAACTTAAAGGATTAACACTAATGCCTTCCGAGAAAATACTTTGAGTCCCTAGGAGTATGTCTACTTTTCCACTTTGAACTCGTTCTATTTTCTTTTCCCTCTCTGCTAGAGGTACTTCTCCAGTAATCAACTCACAATGTTCGCCTAGGGTTTCTTTTACTCTCTTTAGAAAGTAAACTCGGTCAGACAACAAGAGAACTTTATGTCCTTGCTTTCTATACGCCGCAGCAAGAAAACAAATTAACTTTCCATACTCTTCTTGCCTAACCAAATCATTAATACGGTTCGCCCAAGGTATTTTAGCCCCATCCATAAATCTTATCTTTGTTTGGATAACCTCTATAGTTGGTTCCATATAGTTTTCTTTGGGTGGAGTAAACTTAGTATGCCCAAAATAATCAGGCATAATAACATGTTTTCCATCCTTTCTTTGAACCGTACCAGACAACCCTATTTTATATCTAGCATAACTAGCATCTACTAGCTTACTGAAAGTGTTAGCGGGTATATGATGACACTCATCAATAATAATGGTTCCGAATTCTTTTTCTATTTTTCCACGCAACTTGTAAAGTGTTTGTATATTGCCAACGACTATAGGAGGAGAAATGTCGTACTTCCCAGACCCTATAATCCCTGGCTCTATACCAAATACCTTCCTTATCTCCTTCTCCCACTGGGTTCGTAGAGACACTGTATGCGTAACTACTAGAGTTTTTTGCCCAAGCTTTGCAGCAACGGCTAATGCAGTAAAAGTCTTCCCCCAAGATACAAAAGCATTGATAATAGCATTATCTTCTATAGCGTCATATACATCCTGCTGACTTTCCCGAAGGTCAAATCCGAACTTTGGAAAATCTACGGGCAGTAGTACTCGCTTATCTTTTATTTCATACCCTTCAGGAATTAAGTCGAAGCGTCCAACAGGTATAGATACTAACCCATTTCGTATCTTCCTAACATTTTTAATCATGGTAGGAGCTACGTCTGATCTATATGAATCTATTTTATAGGTCAAAGCTTTATCCAAGGCATTAAAAGCCTGGGGATCAATGTCCATATAAATTCTGTTGGATACTACCGCTTTCAACTTTTATTCATCCCAATTAGACCTTTTTGTCCAGAGAACAAAACTATGTTTTACTCCCTCTATTAACGGTAGAGATTCGTGCGGGTGCGTAACTTGTCCTGGCCATAAAAGAAGATCCCCTATTTCTGTCTTCCTATTACTATAGTTTTGTCTAGGGAAAAATAAATCTCCTCCTACATAAGAATCGCTAAGCTTTATACTGCCAGTAACCAAGGAGTGGTCATGGTGTAAATCCAGCGAGGTCTGAGTCTCTGTAGTATATTTTATTATAAAACAGTCTCGTATACCCCACAAAGTTAGTTTTTTCCAATATTTTTCAGAAATATAAACTATAACATCATTGTACATATCTTCAAACTGTTTGTATAGCTCAGGTAATTTATTTAATCTTATTTCTTGCCCAGGGTACGAATCATTATCTACACTTCTCCAGCTAGATAGTTTTTCACACTCTTTAATTATTTCGGAACAAAGCTCTTTGCGCATAAAGTTTTTTACTAGTATTATTTCATTCGATACTTCGTAAATTTTATGAGTTCCTATATATTTTAAGATCATTTAGACCACATCTCTTCTTCTAGCTTTCTTTTTTGATACTCTTCTTTTCTTTTATGAACTACGAAGTTTTCTACCCANGCTAATCTATCAGTCAAAGTGTCTAATCTACTTAGNGTTTGGTCCAACTTTCGNGTTAGCTCATCAATAACTACGTCTTGTTTCATATGATACCTTTTGTATATTTCTCAGTAAGGTAACTTCTTACAAAATCACTTCTTACAATATCAGNTATGCCAAACTCAATAAAATCAAACTCGTACATACCNTTNATTATCNTAATAAAATCTTTCAATCCACTATTTTTAAGGTCAGACTGGAAGAAATCACCACAGAAAATAATCCTACAATTCTTGCCTACCCTAGTGATAATGCTATCTAGCTCATGGAAAGTCATATTTTGACATTCATCCACAATGATCACACTATCATTAAAAGTTGTTCCTCTTATGTAAGAAGTAGTTAAAAAATTGATAACTCCTTTTTGCTTTAGCTGTCCATAGGGATTATCTCCACGACTAAACAGCTCTTGCATAATACTTACATAAGGAGCCTCATAGACTTTAGATTTTTCATCTTCTGTTCCAGGAAGAAANCCCATTTCCCTTGTGGGGACGGCACTTCTAACTAGAACTATTCTACTGTACTCTTCTTTTTGTAGGTCATCTAATGCTAGATATAGTGAGATAAAGGTTTTACCCGTTCCTGCACATCCATGTAACATTAGGTGCTTGTCAGAATCAAAGACTGCAACTTGAGACTTTGTTAAAGGCTCTATCTCTTTTAAATAAAAGTTAAGCGCTGATAGAGCATCTCTTTTTTGATTCCTTCTTCCCATTAAATTTTCCTCCTGCTATCTTCTAGCTTATCCTCTGATAAACTATATAATAGCCACGGGCGAGAGTTTAAATGTAAAACTTGAGCCCAGTCCATAGCTAATGGNGGTTCTTTTACTATAAAAGCGAAGTTTACTCCTTTTAGCCAAATTCTTGAATGAGTATTTTGTAAGTCTTTTCTTACAATTNTTATTGATTTTATTTTCTGAAACTTTGTCNTTTCGTATGANAATATAACTCCGTTATTNTCTATCAACACTGTAGTNTTATTTTTTACAATGTCTAGAAACTCTTCNTATACGNCANTCAGTCTTCTCTTTTTATGTGGTGTNTGTAGTCTNCNTTTTCCAAGAGTATCTCCAGGCTGNTTTCTATCATCTACTACTANGTCATTGACAAGNAGCAAGCCATCTCGAAGATAGAAATNCTCNGTGCCTAGAGAATACACAGGAAACTTTATAGANCGAAGTATCTGTTTATANGTTAACGATATTACCATACTTTTTACTGAANTTACCCATTGAGTAATCCTCGCCAATCTCAAAGTCACAACCTACAGGAGCGCCGGAGATATAAATACCTCTGTCTCTTTGTATTTCGGTTTGTAATATCGAACAATATTCTTCTACTTCATCGTTCGGAACTTCTGCAAGCACGGAATCGTGAACCAGTGCGAAGATTTTACTCTTCATCTTCTTCTGGTTTAGTATTCCGTGAGCTTCTATAGCCCCGATTAAGTTTATGTCGGAAGCAGCAGATTGAACTAGGAAGTTAAGTCCAGATCTAATGGCATGTCCTTGAACTCCTTTGTTATCAGACTTAACATCAGGTAATCTTCTCTTTCTACCGAAATGAGAATAGATACTTCCATTCTTTCTGATAAGCTCTTTCTGAACCTCAATCCACTCCTCTAGCTTCCAGAAAGCACCAAAGTATTCTTTGATGATTTGTCTAGCCTGGACAACTGAAAGCTTGCCTCCATCTTTAGTAACCTGCTCACTGATTTTATTTGCACCGGCTCCGTACATAATACCAAAGGTTACTGCTTTTGCTGCTTGACGATAGGTCGTATACTTCTCTGCCACATCTTCGACTTCACAGTCTAGTTTAAATACTTTGTGTGCAATCGTAGAGTGAAAGTTTCCTCCAGAACGAAATACGTCCTGAAGCTCCAAGTCATCTGCCAATACGGCAGCGACATATACTTCGGCAGTTGTTAAATCCATTGCAACAATCTGATGGCCTTCGGGAGCACGAATACACCCTTTCACAATCGGATTGTCTCTAGGAAGTTGCTGCATATTCAATTTACCACTAGAAGATAGTCTTCCAGATGTAGTTCCATGAATATTGAAGTTGGTCCGTAAGTGACCGTCCCTATCAAGCTGTGGAATAATCTTATCGAGATAAGTATTCTTAATCTTAGTTTTCTTACGAACATCTAAAATTAACTGTGGAATCTCATGTTGAAGAGCGAGCTTCTCTAATACTTCAGCATTAGTTGAGTTTTCTCCCTTCTCCGTCTTAATTCCAGTAGGCTCTAGCCCAACATAGTCGAACAATAACTTACGCAATTGTAGAACACTGTTTGGATTAAAGTCTTTACCTTCTGCTGCTTGGAAAGCGGCCACACCAGGATGGCTTTGCAATTTACCAACAGCATCAGTAATTTCCTCTAGCATAAGATCTTGACTCGCTATGAGCCTTTCCTTATCAAAAGGAACTCCGTTATCTTGAACAGCCATAAGGAACCTACAAGCGGGCAACAAGATAGTCTTGTACACACGCATCAAGTTAGGATTACCCTTCTTCAGTGCTCTTTCAAACTTCTCAAAGATTGTGAAAGTAGCACAGGCATCGATAGCAGCATAAGTCTGCATAACTTCAAAAGGAATCCACTCCCATTTGAAATCATCTTTTAGCACACCATTCTGCTTACGATACTCGTCCATCCAAGTATACATAGGTTTTTCATAATCGCCGTAGTCTGTATACTTCATAGCGAGCATCTTCAGGCCGTGAGTGCCTGGGTTCTCGTCAAGCATATAATGCATGAGCATTGTATCTTCAAACTGTGAGAGTTTCACATTGAAATGATACTCAAACATTGGAATATCGAACTTAGCGTTATGGAATACCATTCGCTTCTTATCAAATAACTCCTGAAGTTTCTCTTCTACAGACTCATCAATAGTATCGGCATTAATATAAGCACCTGAATCAGGTTTATAGCATAAGCTAATACCAAGAATATACCCATTCCGAGGATACAGACCAGTAGTCTCTGAGTCGATTCCGATAAAGTCGTAGGGCGAGTCAATACATCTTTGAATGTAATCCAAAGTCCCTTCAGTTGTTGTAATACCGACAAATTTTTCGTCATTTATTTCGGCCTTCTTCTTGTCGCCAGAAATATACCCGATGATATTGTTTCTAGCATCTTCCCAAGTCTTCTTAGCCTCTGGCTTAAAAGATAGCATTGCAGGATTAATAGTAGGAAGAAATTTATCGTCTACTATAGTTCCGGCATATTGCATAACTTGAGTTACTTTCGTGTAATATTTTAGTGGTTCTGAGCCAATTAGAATTATCCATTCATAGGCATCAGGGTCAAACTCCAGATCTACGTCCTTCATTAAAACTTTGGATAGCGTAGGGTCTGAAGCAAGAGAGAATCGGTCAAATTCAAACTCATTCTCGAATAAGCGAACGTAATCGTTTCTACTTGGTTTTGATTCAATCAAGGCTATACTAGCCATATAGTTTTCTCCGCAGTCCAGTTACTTGGTTTTGTCCGAGTGAGCCTGGATCTCCAGACTTTAAACTAATTACTCGAACGGGAAAGTCTCTCGCTAATTTCTTTACGTGTTCTGCTGCTTGAACTCCTGCTTGGTCAGCATCGAAAATCAAGTCAAGGCCCGTAACGCCTGAAATCTTTAAATAATTAAACTTTGTTTCGTTAAAATTCTTAACACCGAAACAACATACTGCATTCTCTAGTCCTTTGTCGTGAAGATTTATCATATCAAAGATACCTTCTACGAGAATAACACGCCCCTGTAGTGGGCGAACTTGTGGAAACAGAGGTAGCTTTACCCCACTAGGGTAGAACATATACTTATTGTCTAAGGTTCCTGTTTCATCACGACCTTGGAAAGCGACTATTCTTCCACTGGCGTCCTTAATAGGAAAGTTAATCCTCCCTATAAACTGCTTATCATGATGACGAAACGCTTCAAATTTTCTATAAGTTTCTGGCTTTATGTCTCTCCAGTTTCCGATATAAGACATAAATCCTTCGGGCATCGAGAGACCTACACCAGCAGCTCGTAAGTTATTGATAAGTCTTTTTAGTTTTTCCCTACGCATTTCTGTTTCACTATAATCTACATTATAGTGGCGGAATAAACTACCTTTGTAGCCGCAAGAGAAACAATTGAACACCCCAAGAACTTTGTCAATCCTCATACTAGGATTGCCATCGTCATGTTCTGGATTGAGGCAGCGAATTAAAACATCTCTGCCAGAGAGTTTGTAATAAATACCTCTCTCTTCAAGTAGTTCAATTACTGCACTCATAGTTCGTATACCTCTTCATCGGGACCGTCTTTGTCTTTAATATAACCCGTCTCAGGGCCAATAGCTAAAGACGCCCAGTCCATAGTAGAAGTAAAACTTACTTCATCAGAGTTTCTCATTTTTGCACAATTAAAGCTAATGATATTATCTTCTTTAGCATGTGCGTCAAGAGTAAAGGCTGCATCCGCAGCATCTAATATACCCTTAGCAAATCGAGCTTCGCCGGAAGCATCAATCTGATAAGGAGACACCATAATAAATCCATAGTCTTGTGCATAAGTTTTCAACGCTTTACTTACTTCTATCTGTTCTGTCCAGTCATACTGACCCATACGCCCATTGGAAACCATAGAACGCTTTACTTGGTTGATATAGTCAACGATTACAACTCGTGGCTGTAGTCTTGCTATCTTCTTATCTAGCTCTGTACGAATATTTGCTAGAGTAAGAGACGGTGAATATACAACGTCAATCTGCTTCTCTCGCAAAGGCTTCGCTGTAAGCTCATTGTGATAAACATCAAAATCACGATGTGAAAGATAGCGAGAAAGTGCTCTCTCGCCGTCTTCAAATCGTTGAGACCACCAACGAGCAACCTGTTCCCACTCACCTATAGATAGGTTACGGTTACGTATTGCAGCCGCAGGAACGCCAGTAGATATACTACATATCCTCTGCATAGTTGCTCGTGATGACATTTCTATCGTAAAATACATTACGGAATGACCGGCTTCATAAGTGCTAGAAGCAATATTAGCGCAAGCAATAGACTTACCAGCACCACGCTTACCACCAATAAGTACAAGATCGGACGGGCCAAAGGTTTGAATACGGTCGAAATCGTGATTCAATCCTAAAGGAACATTCTTCTCCAACTCTTCAATCGGGTCAAACAGTTCCATTTTTCTCATGTTTGTACTTGTATCTTTGAGGTCAACTTTTTCCTCTACGGATAATACAATATTCTGTAGGCTCTCAATATTTTCCTGTGCGGATTCCATTGCAATCGAGTCAGCAAGATAGGTTTCTAACTGATTCATGATTTCAATTTGAGTGTATTCATTCTTGAGATACTCTAGTAGAGTAGCACCGTCTATATCTACTTCATCTACTTTCTCCAAGGCGAAGAAACGGTCACGAAGGGTCGCGTCTCTTACGGAAAGTCGTAAGTCATCAAAAGTAGGAATGATACTATGAGTTTCTACATACTTATTTATGTAAGACCATATAGAGGCAAACTCAGTTGGAAAGTAGTGCTTTTGGCAGTTCGACCAAGTTTCTATATCGCTTTGCGCGATAATAGTCTTGAAAAGAACGCTTGCCAGGTTCACTATTGGTCATCTCCGTAATAAGTATTAAGCGATAAAAAGCCAGAGTGGGGCACTACACCCCACCCCAGCAGGGGGAACTAGGGATTAGCCCGCAGCTTTAGCTGCTTTTGCTGCACCATCATAGTTAGAGGCAGTAAGACCACGACGAGTCAACATAGTCTTGACACCTCGGGCAGTTTTGCCAATTTGCTCTGCGATTTCTTCGACAGACAAAGAAGCTACATCTACACCTTCGAGAGGATCAGCTTTAGCCGCAGCCTTGCTTTCCTTTTGTGCAGGAATAGAAGCAATAGAGCCTTGACGTAACAAAGATAAAGCTTTACCACGAATTTGATTAACGGTTCGGCCAAGAGCCTCTGCGATATCTTCGAGGTATGCGCCGTTAGAGGCGTGCTTAACAAACTCTGCTTCTTCAGCATCGCTAAAGGTACGAACACTTTCTACTTTAGGAGTAGGTTTGACGTGCTCGGTCAATTGCATAGACAGCAATTTACCTTGGATTTGCTTGGAAGAAAACTCGCCACCTTCAAAGGCTTCAGCGATTTGGCCGTAAGTATACTGGCCAGAGTTATCAGTTACGAAACTATTCAGAGTAGTTTCTTGTGCATCGGAGAACGCACGAGTAGTTACAGAAGCAGAAGATTCTACTTCGTGACCCATTTTACGCAGCTTAGAGGCTACAGAACGGGGTGATGTTTCGAGCTGGTCAGCAGCTTCGACAACAGTTGCGTAAGTTACTGGGGATTCAGAACCTACGAAATTGGTAAGAGCGGAAGTTCGCTCGTCAGTCCACTTTGGAATTGCCATAAAATTAATTTCCTAATAATTGGTTAAGGTTAGTTGTGATAGAGACCCCACTATCTCTAGCTTTCTTGGTTTTTGAAGATTCTAGTCCACTCTCATTCACTAGGATTGTTACTTCTCTTGTTAAGGAGGATTTCACAATATATCCCTTGCTAATGAGAACTTTCTCTGCTTCTGCTTTAGTTTTAAAGGATGTCAGTTTTCCACTAATGCAGACAACACCCTTAGGCTCAATAACAGAAACAACTTCATTTGACTCAAATGAAAAAGGTAGCCACTTGTACTCGCGGAGAAACATGGTATTGTACCAGGTTAGCAAATTATTGCTCGCCTTAGGGCCAAGCCCCGCCTTAGTACAAGCCTCCTCGTTCAGGTCATAAATACTACTTACTACAGAACATAACTTTGATGATGCCGATTTACCTATTAGTGGAATAGAGAAAGCGGGTAGGATTTCAGAAAGACTAACTTTCTTGGAATCTTGAATCTCTTCAAAGAGTTTTGCTGCAAGTTTTTCAGAATTAAGAGCCTCTACCATCTCACCCAAACTCAGTTCATAGATTTGAGGTATTGAAGTTATTCTGAGTTTCTGAATAGATGATGGCCCTAGTCCCTTAATTTTCAAAGTAGAGGAAAAGTGTTCGATTAACTTATAAGTCTTAGACTCACAAGAAGTATTATAGCAGAACAACTGATCGTTTTCCCACACCAAAGGTGAAGAACAACTCGGGCAGTGTGTTGGTGCTACAATTTCTTTCAAAAGACTTTCTCCTACATTTGAATAGATATTATACGGGGTTTGAGTTGAAAAGTCAAGAATTATTTTTTCGGAATAGCTAAAATAATCTCCTTCTTTATTTCGAAACACTCTGTATATCCACCGAACTTTTGTTGGGGTATATACTTGAATTGTTTGTATTCTTCGTGTAATGCTTGTTCTAGCGTCCACACATTAAAAAGTGAGTCGTGGTAAGTTCTCTGTATACGAATTTCGTAGCCATTAAACCCACGACTCCTTCTCAAAACGTCTTTCCAGTTTTTTCCTGAAGCGATGCCTATCTTGAGACATTCTCGTTTCATAGTACGTTTATTAACTAATACTACGCAGTAGAGTACCCCTTCGCGGGTAGCTTCTTCAGGATTATTCTGAAAATAAGTGAGGTTATAAACTCCACTCATCTGATAATTTTAGGGAAAGGAATAACATTTCCTACAGGCTTATCTTCCACGGACTCCGAGGACTCCGATACATAGATAATACCGCCTTCAGACTCTTCTATTCGTTTCTCAAATCCTGGCTCAAGATATGCTTCTAAAGCAGCAATCCAACCTTCCAGAATTTTGTCACGAGTTTCTTTTTCGATAGAAAAGAAATAATCATATAAGCCTGTGGCTGACACATAATGACTTCCATTGTCTTTTAGACCCATCCATCCAAAGATATTCTCGTCTTCCATACTATCATCAAACATTTATTTCCCCTTCCACGCGCCTTACGACTCTTGGTATAATTTCGCCGGATCGAATTACTTCGACAATACAACCTATCTCAAGGTTAAGCTCATTGATATACCGCATATTATGTAATGTGGCACGACCAACAGTAG